CACATATAATCACAACCACTAAAACTTCCACTTACCTTATCTTTTGCATAAACACAGCCTCCTCCTGACACCACAAACACGAACCCATAATCCTCTCCTGGATTAACCTCTATATTCCTAATAAATTGATGCTTCATAGCTACTCCTTATAATGCTTCCACAGATTAACCGCTATCTGTTCCTTCACTTCTCCAGGGAGTCCTATAAACCTATCCAAATTAACTATCCTCTTAATAAAAGCCTCTTTTGACTCATTCTTCGCTGGCTTAGACTTCATTTCATTTACCTGAACATCATCTTCTTGCCATACATACTTATTTGATTTCATACTTCCCCCTCTTCTAAAAGCATTCTTGCTTTTACAAAAACTCCCCCATCTTGTTCATCTATGCTGTCTACTATGATTTTAGTATCCCTTGCAAATATTAACTCTTGTTCACCCTGAGCCCCTACAATAGCTTTCTTCCCCTTCGGAACTGAAATGTCTACTCTTACAGGATTATCCCATTGAACTGCAAACTCTTCTGCTACATCAGCATTAGTAGAAGTTGACAGATACCCTCTGTCCGTAATAATAGACCCCGGTTTCCATCCAGCCTCCTTTAATTCTTCATAAGCCTCTCCTCCTCTGTACACCTGCCAAGATCCTCCGATCGGATCAGAAGAATCTATCATGGAATCAAGAGTGCTTACATTATACTTCAAATCTTCTGGGAGCTTCCCTGTTCTCAATCCACCATTTATAGGCTCATACGAAAAATCTATATAGTCATCAATTACTTTTACTTCATCTGAACCAAACTCTTCAATTCTACGCCTTCTATTAGAATATATAGCTTCATAAGTATTATTATCAATTACTTCTGTTCCTTCCCACGGATTTGCATAGGCTGTTTGAAGAGATCCCTCACTCTTCTTTCTGAGCTGTTCTAAGGTAAGCTTCTGTCCATCAGAACTATACATCTGATCCATACTTAGCTTTCCTTGTTTCCACAACTCATATCTCGTAGCTCCAAGAACTTCTTTCTGAAGAGCAGAATTCTGTCTTTTGAGCCATTCATGGTAAGTAAGTTTTCCAGGAACCTGCCCATTCATTGCAGTTCGGGTGAGCAGGAGGCATTACTTCTCCAGAAAGAAGCCCTGCTTTTGTTCTAACTTTTTCATCATCACTATATAACCAAACCCGACCATCTCTCCACTGACAGATATCCGAAGTTCGTCTATCAAGGGTACTTACCCACTCATATCCTTTTACAATATCATCATTATCTTCATAAGTTTTAGTTCTAGATACACTACTCATGTGATTCATTGAAGTTCGTACCACCATCTCTGCACTATTCTTCACACTCTTCATAGCACCAGCACGAGTAGCTGTTCCAAGCAATCTCCTCTTTGCCTCTGGAATCGATTCTCCCATCGCATAACTATAACGTAGAGATTGTTCGATTGCTTGAGTAGCTTTCTGTCCAATTGAATCTGTCATTGTTTTTAGATTCCACGTCAGATTCTCTTGCAAAAGAAGTGGAGTCTGTTGCGCAGCTGTCCACAACTGAGTAGGAGAGGGGGTAGTATACGAAACCCCAGCTTTCTGTAAATAAGGACCAGCAACCTTATCTACTCTTTTCTTTTGAAGCATCGCCTCTTGAGCCCCAAAATCCTTCAGGTTCTTTTGAAAACTCTCATCAATAACTTTTATATAAGACTGCTTTACTTCCATCAGCTCTTTCTGGATTTTCTCGTATCTTTTCTTAGACCATTTTGTAATATCATTCTTCATTAACTTCTCTTGAAGCTCATTATCCATTTTACTTAAGAGTCTCTGTATTCTATATGCTTCTTTAGTCTTAAATCGTTCAGCATAATGTTCATGAGAGATGGCAAGATCTAATAGTTCATCATTAACAGCCATTACAATATTCCTTGTGAAATATAAGGGACTTCCCCCCAGGGCCCTTTGTGACAGGGTTTGACAGAACTTTTAATAAAAAGTTGGGTGAAAGTATAGGCTATAGTCCCTACGTTCATATATGCCATTTTGATTGAACCATATACAATATAAATCACCTCATCTTTTTCTTCTATTTTTGTTCTTTGGAGGATTACATCCCCCTCTCCCTTGATTCTGTGATTTTCCCTTTCCAGATCCGTCTCTTTTAGGAACTCCTTTTTTACTCATCAATCTTTCCTCCTAAACACCAAGTATCTTTAGACTATCATCCCTACCTATAAAATCTTTTCCACCAACTATAATATATTTCATTCCTCTTCCTCTTCCGGCTCCTCTTCTTGTCCAGAATTACCTTTCATTTGATCCAATCTACTTTGAAGCTCTGTTATCATTCCAACCAGCTCATTGTACTGCTCTGATCCCATTGAACTAAGATCTTCTTCAGTCTGTTGAATTGCTTCAATCTCATGTTCTTTCGTCCAATTAGGTGGATATAACTCCAATTTCTTCATAGCATAGAAGAACACATCAAACGAAATACCTCCAGCCTGTAAAAGCTCAAACAATGTTTTCAAATCCTGAGGATCATAATGAGATTCATCAAAATCAGTATTGAGAGAAACTGAAACAATATCCTCTTCACTAATAAACCCGGACCACTCCCCTTTGAAAGTAAACACTTCCGAAAATACACAGCCAACCATCTGAGCAAGAGAAGCTATAATCGAAGATTCTCCACGACTCATTATCTGGGCTGTCTCTGCTGACTGAACATACCGTCCTCTCTGAGCCATCATCTCAGCTCCAAGAGAAGCCATCCGCTTTTCCTTCTCAAGCATCTCTTCTTTTAATGGGGAAGTTCCGTTGCTCTCAAGAATAAAAGGAGTCTGATCTGGAGGAGCTGAAATAGCTCCACCTATTTCCGGATCACCAAACTCCTCACTATTCCATCCGGGAAATACTGCTGTCTTTATCGATACTTTATGAAGCTCTCTCTCATAATCAGCACTGTTCCTATAATGAGCAAGATTCAATTCAACAAGGTCATAAATAACAGGAGTCTGAACATTATCATAGTCTACTCCGTTCTCATCCAAAATCCAAAACGGAATAGTTCTCATCACCTCATTATTCATTATCGGTGTAATAACTTGATTAACATAGTAATGAGTTTTATTGTCATTCTCCCTCTCTCCCTTCAACACAGCCTGTTTATACTCTATTGATCCATCTTCCTGTCTTTCAAGAAAAAGAATCCTGTACACATCCACAGCTTGAGGATTCAAGGGATTAACTGGATTCTCTTCATCCATAACTTCCCTGAGAACAAAGAACACAGGAACTCTTCTACCATTAACCCCTTCAACTTTCCAGTTAATTATATCTTCAGCTTTATATAGAGAAGTGGAACTTTGTGCCCCTTCTTGTTCAGCTTCAAGCTGTGTCCTCTCTATATAAAACCCCTCCTCATCAACCATAGGAGGAAAGTCCTCAAGAATCCCTACTCTATTGACCACCATCACTTCCATGACAGCACTACGTATTAAATCCACATGATTTTTTCCATCTGTAGTCACATTCTCAAGAGCCCGTCTTGCTCTTTCCTTTTGCCCATCTACATCAGAATCCGTATCTATCACAGGATCCTTTCTGAAGATCATTCCATAGAAAGCGTTGACTGATTTTCCTGTAGCCCCATACCAAAAAGCTCTATCTACATAATCTTGATAGTCTTTATCAGATTGAGTGCTGTTAAGTCTTGGAAGATACTTCTCTCCCTGAGCCTTTACCCTCACTCCACCATCCACAGCTTCTCTACACTTTGACCACACAGGAAACATCTCAACATAATCTTCATGCCTTATTGTCGGGTCAAACCCTATTTCTTCACCTTCCACAAAAGCTGGAAGAACAGTATCCGCTCCTACTCTTACTTCTAACATATTATCTCCTTCTCCCTATATGGCCCTATTATACTACCGACAGCACCAAAACACAATAATCTTTTTACTCAGCCAACTTCACATCACTTCTATGGAAAGTTGCTGTTATTCCACTCTCCATCTTCACATCATAGAAATACCCTACTTTACTTTTTCTAATCACTCTTATTGTCCCCCTCTTCCAATAGTCTCCTATCTTCACAAAGACCTTAGTTCCAACATCAAACAATATTCCTGAATCCACACTTACCTCCTTTTCCCATCCACCATTCTTTTTATTAAGTTCCTAGCTATTTGTCTATCCGAGTTTTTCTCTTTCTCAGACAACTCACTATAAGGAGTAGTCATTTGCCTATTCCATCTTTCAACAGAACTCTTTGGAATTGTAATCGACCCATCTTCATTCTGAATACCTACATCCATTAACATATACCCTGCCCAAGAAGCCCAAACCTCATGAATCTCATCTGCAAGCTCTTCTCCAAAAAACATTTCTTGACTATACATCTTCACATATCCCCCATTTCTTTAGTATACATACTTACGAACCTCTTCTATTGAAGAAGTAGGTAAAACAATCTTTACATCATAGTTCTCAAACATTACAAAAGTTGGAACAGATGATATTCCAAAGCTCTCTGCAAGATTCATATTCTCTTCAGCATCCAACTTCAAAAAAGGAATACCAAGCTCATCAGATAACTGATCAATTTGAGGCTCCATCTTTTTACAAGGAGCACAACTCTTTGTAGTGAATACAACCACAACCTTTCCTCTACCCCTAACTTCTTTCCACATTTCAGCTCCACTAATTTGTTGCATATATCCTCCTTACAAATATGGATTCTTAAGTTTCCCATAACCAGAACCCACACAAATATGCTTATACCCACAAGTCATATTATCAATCATCTCATCATGAGATTTTCCAGATCCATCAAACCTTTCAATTCCATCTATCCATATTCTATTCCAAGCACCTCTTATAAGATGTACATCACCAGCCTCAAAAATAGGTTCCAGAGGAGCCGTTCTCGTTACCTTATCTCCAGAAACCCTTACAGCAATTACTGTCCTAATTCCCATTAACTGAGCCTTCAAGTAATCAGCTCCATCCATACTATCCAAGGAATCTTCTACTAAAACTTTAACCCCAGGACCATCTTGTTTGGCTATATCCCTTATCTTCTTATCCCTGTCAGTAGCTGTTTCTCTGAACTGTATATAATCTCTGATCCACAATTCCCATCTCCATTGCTTCAACTCCTGATAATACCCCTTCTTCCTAAATCCAAGAAGAGTTCCACCAGTGTAATCAGGATCATCTTTTGCTCTCTGCTTTGCTGTATGAGCATAGTCCCACACTCTATACCATCGAATATCTGTTGGCAAATCATCCTCTGTTGGATGAATCGTTATATTCTCCGTATTCAATATGTTCCCTCCCTTCCTTACCGGGGAACAATCCATAATAGCCGCAGAACTATACCTTCCAAGGGTAGCATACTGTTCACGATACCACTGGGCACTGTATCTCTCTAGAAACAAAAACTTCCCTGGGTATTGATCTGATTCATCAGACAACTCTTTTCTTGCTGGAAAAGCCATATACTCAAACTTTGGAAAATCAGGATCATACTCCTCTCCTTCCGGATCGTTTTTCCTTGCAATTCTACCATGAACATCATCCCAATGCCACTGAGTAGCTAAAATGATTACTATAGATACAGGAGCACGACGAGTCATAAAATCGTCTTTAAATGAATTCCATGTACTCTCTCTAACTGTAGGAGATTCTGCTTCTGCTCTACCTGATATAAAATCATCAAGAATCAATAAATGTCCTCCGGACCCTGTTAACCCTGAATGAATTCCAGAAGCAAACACTTTTCCATCCTTTGCAGAAGATACTTTCTTAGACAATTTCACATTTGGATATAATTCCTTATACAAGGGAGAATCAAGAAGACTCCTTCCGTCCCGTGCAAATGGAATAGCTTTTTCTGCTGAATACGAAGCTTGAATAACATGATGCCAGGGAAACTCACCTATAAAATGAGGAGGTAAAAACCTTGATACTATATCGGACTTCCCTGCCCTATTATGTACTGCTATTCTTATAAAAGTAGACTTCCCATTACGAAAGTCTTCCATTGCTTGATCTATTCGTTCACAGATTCTTTTTGTATGAAACCCAACTACAAAAGGATCTTCTAGAGGCTTCCTCCAACAATACTTCATAAAATGAAGATGGTTCTTTCTTGCCTTCTCTTTTCCTTCCTCTTCTACTACTTCTTCAGCAAGAGAAAGAAACTCTCTTCTATCTTCCTCACTTAACCCTTCAAGAACTACATCATAATCATAATCTTCAAGAACAGTAGCTAAATCACCCACTAGCCCTCTCCAATAGTTCAAGAACTCTATTCTTCTTATCTTCTAGAGACTCCTGCTGTGAAATAGCTCGCTTCCTCTGAAAGTAATCATCATCTACTTGATGCCACAATCCAAGTCCCTTCTTAATATTAGCTATCTGCTTCTCTACATCAAGAAGAACCTTTCGTGTAGTGTTCTTTGCCATCTGCTCTTCTGCAGTCGGGCCTCCCCCTCTACTCATATCCATCTGAGCTATCTCATACTGAAGATCCTCTCTCTGCTTATTTAACCTTTCCAAATACTCTGTAATCTCATTAAGCTGATCATCTTCAAGAGTTCCCTGCATCACACGTTTCTTCAACTCAACATAGAGCATATAGTCTTTATGCGCTGTCGTTCTATTGATATTGAGAACCTTGGATATAGCTTCAAAAGTCATTCCTCTACATCGAAGCTCAAACACACGTTCCCAACGGTCAAACCGTTCAAAAAACTTGTCTGTCAGCCTCTCAGTATGAGACTTTGAAAGCATATTCGTAGCTTTCTGTAGTGCTTTCTCTTCTGTCTTATTCATAATAAGCCTTATTATACCACAAACCGATTCCAGAAAAAATCACCATTATTTTTCCTCAGATCCAGCTCCCTGCCGATTTTTATACATTTCGAACCCAATCTGGACAATTTTCTCCATAACCTCGTTTACATCCTTATCAGTCTCCTCACAATGACGGCTTATACCATCTACCCTTTTCTGCAACTCACGGCTCATCATAACCATAAGATGCAATTTCGTACCGTATGTGAAGAACATATAGCTATGTTTAAGCGTTTCCCCGTATTCTGAAAACAGTTTATTAAGGATCATGGACAAGTTCTTTATAGCTGTTTCTTCCTTTCGTACCTGGGCCATCTCCTCTGCAAGCTTAGGATCATACCTACCAGCCTCATTCATATAGTATCGTTCAAGCTCATCTGTGCTTCTCATACCGAGTTCAAGAGCCAATTCATTATCTCTACACCTATCAAGAGAATTAACAAGCTGGGTAAACTTCTTCTTATTCAACTCACCTTTGAGAAAGTTTCTTCTAACAGTCTTTATCTTTTGTTCTTCTTCATTTGAATACTGTTTCACTACAATAGGAATACGATCCCAACCAAGAGCCTTCACAGCTTCAAACCTATGCTCCCTACCTATTATTTTAAACCTTTTTCCTTTCTGTCTTTCTGGGTCTTCTTCATTCAATTCTACTACTTGAAGCGGTTCATCGAATCCTTCATTCTCAATATCATAAACGAGTTCATTAAACGTCGTCTTATCTTGTTCATTTGGATTCCATTCATTTGGAATTATCTCTTCTATACTTACTATTTGAGTTTCTGCTATATTTTCCATAATCTACTCCTTTTTCTTAAACACAGGATCTTCTGAACCACAGAGATCTCTATATCCAGCCATTTGCATCAATCTTCTAAATTTGTTTTTAGTCTGATCAAACCTTCCACCACAATCAAGCATATTCATTTTACTTTCTGATTTTTCTTTTACCTCTTTTACCCACATTTCATGATCTATTGTTTGACCATCATAAACACCGAAAATATCCCTAAACATCTTTTGAACTCTTTCATCTTTATCACTATAAGAAATTCTTAATTCTTCATATTTTTCTCTCATCTTATTAAAGATTTGATTATTTCTATCTTCAATATCAAAATTATCTCTAACCCACTGTCTTTGTTTATCTATTACTTCCTGAACATACAAATCTTCATAATTTTCATAAATCCTTCTTAGATACAAAGCAATTTCTTCATGATTCTTTGCTACAAATGGATATCCCGGATACAAAAGACCTTCCAAATAATCTTTATCTATAAAAACTCCGACAAGTCCAAGAAACTGTTGTTCGAGAACTGAATAAGACAATTCAGTAGCATCTGGCATAAAAACAAAAGCATGGCACTTTGATATAACTTTCCAAAATTCTTCTTGCGGCACCTTTTCCATAAATGTAAAGTAATTAAACCTCTCCCAATCTACTATTGTTCCATGTCCTCTACTCCCCGGAGACGTTGCAATCACATCTATGTCCCTTCCTGACCTAAATAACATATCTATCTCTTCAAAAACTTTATCTATTCGATATCCCATCGTATAAGCAAAACCCCAATTAACCGTGAACTTCTCATACTTCTCATCAGAAGCAAATTTTTCTACACATTCTATATCTACTCCTCCCATAGAAATTAAACTATTTTCTTCTATCTTTTTTACCATTGAAGGAAAAAGAAATTTACGAGATTCAGTCTTCATTCTTACCTTATCACTATTCAATGTAAAAGCATTCAAATCTGCTATAGACATCCCCATAGTAGTCTCAGCCAACGTGTGTTCATGAACAAAAGCGTTTGCCTTCTTATCAAGAACAAACTGATGAAGGTTCACTACTACAAACCCTCCTGTTCCTCCTGTCATTTATTATAATTCCTACTTTATATCATGTCAATAAAAAAACCCCGTAAGCATTTATAGAAAAACAAAATGCTTACGGGGCCGACCATCAACGATGATCTACATTAAATAAAACAAAGGGGAGCCACACAAGACTCAACTTTAAAATTTGTTCTACCAGTCTTTTTCTATATCATCCGATTCTTTCTCATCACTCATATCTACATCGTCCCATTCAGCCTCTAAAAGATCTATCCCTGCTTTTACTACCCTTTCTCTCCAAGCCATTCCTTTATCTGTTCCACTCCATCTCATATCAGCCTCACCATTAGCATAGAGCTTCTTTCCTCTTCTTGTATGAGTATCTAAAGCATACAATGGAACTTTCTTCCTTCCTTTCTTTACTGCTTTATGAGTTTCTACCCAATCTTTTCTTCTCTGACTACACTTCTCACAAAACCACCACTTCTTTGCTTCACAAAACTTTTCAACCATCGCATACAAATTATACTCATCAATCACTTTGAAATTGGCAAGCGTCTTTATCTCTTGGAAAGACTTCATATCACAATGGCACAACTCCTCTCCAAGAATACTTACTATATAGTTATTCACATACCACGCACTAAATCCCGACTGAATCATTACATCCAACCAATAGTAAGCTTCTTTCTTGTCTCCCCTTCTCATCTCTTTATGAAAAGCAGAAACCACCTCATACCTATCGTAACCACCTACACATTCTACTGGAAATCCTTCTTTTGCCACACTAACCTCCATTCCATTTTTTATAGCTACTGCCACCAAATGCTGACAGTTCTTCACTCCACAAGTACACTTTGTAACTTCATCATCTACCATGTACTTCCCATCTACCTCATACCCTATAAGGGCTTTATCTACCCTACTCTCTTTCGCCTTCTCATAGATCTTTTCTATTACTTCCATTACACCTTCCTCAAAGCCTCTTCCACAAGCTCTACTTTGTACCTCTTAGAAAGACCCCAAGCAAAATCTGAAGCTGATTCATAATCATCAAACTTCCAGAAGTTAGCCATGTAATCCACGGGCTCTCCCTCTTCATCTCCCAGGTAAACATACCACTTAGGAACTTCATCTCCTCCATATCCTACCTCTGAATGAGGACCGTTAAAAAAGACACCTTCAATATCTTGCATTTTAATCTCCTTTCTATCTCCACACCATATCTGCTTCAGTTGGGATCTCATAATCCCTTCAAGACCACCATCTTTCATCCAATCTTCTACAGATTCAGGAGATCCCCAACAACCCATAGGAGCTACATTAAACATGAATGAAACATAGTTAGGAAGTTTCATCTGGTTCTCTCCATCAGCCCTACTTACAGCTTCCTTCAGATCATTTCTAAAAACAGCCATCAAGAAACTTCCAGTCTCCTGTCCATACATAATATATTGAACAACAGCTTCTCTCATACGAACTGGAATACCTTTAGCTTCCAATTCCTTGTAATAATCTTTATTCTCTCCCATCATCTCCATCCTCCTTCAGTTTTCCTTCTTCATCAACAATTAATCCAAAATCAGAATCAATTCCACCATATAAAATCAATTCTCCTTCTTTCGAAATAGAAAGAAGATAATATGCTGACCTATC